GTATAACTGCGGCGGTATCGGCGGCGGTATTGGAGGCGGTATTGGATACGGATAGGAAGGATAGGCGGCGGCAAAATCGACAGCGAAACCTTGCCCATAAGAATAACCCTTATAAAAGTAAGGGACATTCCCATAAGCACAGCCGCGACTATTCACGCCGCGATAAATACCCGCTTGTCTACGATTTAGACCCTACCCAGTAGGGGTGGTAAGGGTAGAGACTGAAAAGCGCTTAGAATCGAATACAGCGCCTTACAGCATATAAAAAGCGCCCCATATAGAGGCGCTTAATATAGTTACTTTTGACTGTCTGTTATACGCTGTAATAATCGCCGGTTAGTTGTTTGCGATACGTGACCCCATGAATACACCTTAATGGGGTTGTCATTGCCGCTTCACGTTTACGATAGCGTGGTGCTAACCGCTGTACGTTTACCCATTTACCGTTATATGTCGCGCCGTTTTCATAATGTCTGATTTTCATATTATGCCGCCTCACTTAAGTTGATTGTCTTAACTATAAATGCTTCATCTACTGGGTCTATACCGCGACCATTAGCATTTTTGTACTTTAGTCCGATAATGTAATTCGGGTATCTGTACTTCAGATTTTCTATATCTGAATTGTCGCCGTTAATAACTTTAGCACCCAGAAATGTATCTGGTATCGCCGGATAAAATACAGCACTCATGGGTACATTAGCCGCCATTGCTAGCCGTACTTGTGATTGAAACTTAACCGCCGGCGAGTATGAAAACATCAATTTATAGTTGTCTGGTGTTTTGTTTAGCCGGTTAGCTATTTTTGTGTAGTCGTAGAAATTTACATTAGGGAACGATTGGGGTATTTGGCCATAGGCTTTAGATTCCCACCTAACATCGGTTATCACGTTTAACCTAACATGGGGTATTACGCCGGACTTATAACATAGGCGCTCAAAATTGGCTATTTCACGCTTTAACTGCTCAATAAAGCCTAGTCTGTCACTATAGAAATAGTCTAGTTTAGACTGCCGGCTATCTACCACACTGGGCATATGACCACGACCACTAAATCTCAAACACGATTCAGCACAGCCTGCTATATGCCGCATGGCACAAACTCTATCATCGGGTAGCTGAGATAAACCCGCGACTCTAATGCTGACATCGCGGTTATTTTTGCGTAGTTTGGTGTTGCCACCAGTAGTATCTAACAGTTTCATTTTATGCTCCAATTGTAGTGAATACTGTCTAACGCCACACTGTGACGCTAGCCACTATTTACTGATCAAGATAGTGTGGTTTTCCGTCGTCGTGAATACTACTAGCGTATCTACCCGCATCAAAACATAGGATACATCCAGATGTACCTATATTGGATATTGGGTCAATAGTGATGCCACAATCTGTACACTTTTTTTCATTTTTACTACGCCTTAATACAGATGAATTGTACTTATACGGTAGTTCAGCATCGCCAAAATGGAATTTACTCTTATAGTTGCGTGTTGTCATGTTCAATTTTCCTGTGATAGTGCGTAGTCCAGCATATCTTCGTACATCTGCAATGCTGTAGTGTTGTACATCGTGAGACCTTCGCCAACTGTCATTAAATAGTCGTCCAGTGTGACGCTATCAACTGTTCTGTCTGAGTGTCTCAATTCTAGAGTATTACCGACTATCACGCCGCTGTAGCCTGTGCAATCTTCGCTAACTAGCGTGTAGCCGTTGGTTATGTATGTGGGTTTTTTCATGCTGTTTTATCCCATAGTTGTCGGTGAAAACTGAATATAGTCTATAACATGGGGTGGCGTCAACAACTATCTGAACTATGTATTAGCCACACACACGCTCACTCTGTTTGGGTATCGCTCACACTGTCACAGCATCACAGCGGCTATCTTAATAACCATAATGATAGTAGTGTTCGCATAACTAGTGTTATGTTAAGTAGAATCACGGCGGTATAGGGCGGTATAGGGCGGTATGGGCGGTATAGGGTTTGGCGGCGGCGGTCTCCCCTAAAGAATAGTCCCCCACTGAACTGGGCCTACGGCCCCCCTTCAGTAATTTTAATATAATATATATTGTATCCCTACACCAAATGGTAAATATCTACTTCATAAGCACTTACTAATATGGCAGAAAGAAAGAAGAAATACGGTCTTTTAGATGAGGCGGAAGCTCTAGGTGAAGTAGGGTTAGCGATGGGTGGTGGCCTTTTAGGTACTATTTATGGCCTTCCCGGCTCTACTCTCGATACTATTTTGGGGAGGGGACCGGAATCCCAGCAGGAAAAATATGAGGGGCTTGATGATCCATCAGGAATACTCCCCACAGTTTCTGAGGGGGTTGAGAAATTTGGTTATACTCCTGAATCTGAGAGAGGTCAACAGTACATGGAGGCCATTGGTAAGGGTGGTCATTGGCTTGATGAGAAGATAAGAGCCGCATCTGGGTTCATACCAGAGATGTTAGACTTTGTTCCGGGTGAACATCCTTGGTTAGCAAACCTGACAGATCAGGCAATATATACCGGATTGAATGTAGCGAATCCCCTGAAGATGGCTGGAACAACAGCTATGTTAGGTACAAAGGCCGCTCAAATGGGGGCTAGAGCCATATCCCCCTCTGTTGACTTGGTTACCCCCATGTCTAAAGTTGTTGGTGGAAACCGGTACAATATGCTTGATCATGCTATGGGTCAGCTAATTACCAGAAAGCAGAGAGCAGGACTACAGCCGGGGAGAATGCAGGATACCAATGAGGTCATATCTGGCTGGTATACCGGTCCTGAGAAAACTATGGCGTTAAGGGGGATAAAACCTCACCATGATATATCCCCTAGCGATACCCTTGGATTCTTAGAGTCCCAAGGAGCTAAACTCTGGGAGGACACTCCAATAAAAGGAGACCTGACGTTACAACAGGCTTACCATATTCCACAGGCATTACACCTGAAAGAGATGGCTAAGACTGCCGGATGGAGAAATCCTTGGTCTAAGCTAACAAAATCTCAAGACGCTTGGATGAGAAGGAATTTTGGTATAACTGACAATGTCTATCGTGAACTTGAAAGACTCACCATGGTCCGTAATGCGGCTGTAAGACAGGCTGAAAATGCAAAGGCTTCTGGAACCGGCACAAGAAATTTACCGTATAAAGATGAAACCGGGTCTACTGTTCTCAGCGAGGTAAGTGGTAAACCTATAGGTGTAAATCAAATGGCTCAGATGGCTGGAGAGCAGATACACGCTCAATTGGCCTATAACGTATCCATGCTGGAGAAGTTCAATCCCGGTGATCCTAGAATAGCTAGACTCGCATCCGGGGAAATGGGCAAGTATTTGATGCCAAGAACTGCGGATACAACGCTTTTCCAAGTCGCAAACGACCCATCTATAGTAAAAAGACTTCTTGGTGAAGCGATTGACGATTCCGCAATAAAGAATCACATAGCACCATACATTGGTGTGGATAATGCGCTCAAAGGGGATAAGATAAACCTAAGCACTAAGCCGTTTTTTGTTGATGGCCCTTATGACGCTTTCCAAAAATCCGCTAGAAAGAATGTTTCCGGGGCTGGTGCTGGCAAAGGTTACTTACCTGAGTTAGAAACTGTTATAACCGATATGGCTATTGATGGTCAGCCATTAACAAAAGTCAATATCATAGAGAATATGTTAAAAATTCCGGGTATGAGCCGGAAACAACTAGAGCAGTTTATGGTTGTTGATGATAAGTTTATAAGTATGCGCCAATCCGTAAGAACAGACGATACTTTACTAGCTACAATAGCCGTAAGGGGTGTATATGATAAACGGGCATTGATGGCACAAAGAATGAATGACACACCCGGAGGTAGATATAGCCCCTCTGAAGGGTTTTATGTCTTAACTGACCAGATGAAACAGGGTAGTGGAGTTCCTATATTAGAGCATATTCTTGATGTTGGTTCAGATACTAATAAACTCTATATAGATATAAGGCCATTAACTAATCAACAAATACCAGAAAGAATGATGGCTAGTCAGGTTCCGCTAAGACCGGGAAAAATTCCAGAAGTTCATACAAGATCAACAGTGGGTGGTTTGTTATCTGAAGGATTACTGCCACAAATGAGGAATATGCCATCTAGGTATCCTAGACGATACGCATCTTATTTGAAGAGACCAACTAGATATTTAGCTCATCAAGGAGCATTAAGCCAAGACAGAAGGGGTTTACTTGAGAACTGATAGACAAGAATTATTCATACAGCAATACTGCCTTTCGGGGAATGCTACCAAAGCAGCCGAAGTGGCTGGATACTCGCATCCTAAACAGAGGGGCCATGAACTCAAGAAGCGGTATGAGAATGAGATAGAGGACCGCACCAAGAAGATGATAATGGATTGCGTCCCCGGAGCCTTGAGTCAGCTTAAAACCCTCTCAGAAGGCGCTGAGAGCGAGTCTGTGAGACTTGGAGCTGTTAAAGATATACTGGACAGGGCCGGCCTCAAACCGACTGAGAAAGTCCAAACAGAAATTTCCCATGTGGAGACTGCATCTACTGATGAGTTGAAGAGAGAACTGGAGGCCTTAACGGGGTCTAGCTCTATATCGGAAATTCCAGAACTCGTAAACTGAGCGGGGTTGAAGTATCTAAATAAAGATATTGAGAGAGTGGCTAAAAGAGCAGAGTTAGAACAAGCGGTAGAGATAGCTAGGGAGATCAGGCAGCGAGAGAGGTTCAACAAGATTGACTTCTATGATCCCTACCCCTACCAGCAGAGATTCCATGAAACAGGCGCGGATTGTAACCAACGTCTTCTAATGGCGGCGAACCGCATAGGTAAGTCCTATTGTGGCGCTGCTGAAGTAGCATACCACCTTACTGGGCTATATCCCAAGTGGTGGAATGGGCGAAGATATACCCAGCCCATCACGGCGTGGTGTGGTGGAGTATCGAATGAAACAACCCGTGATATTGTACAGGCGGAGTTATTGGGTTCCCCGGATGACCCGGAAGCCTTCGGTTCAGGTGCTATACCTAAAAAAACAATAATCAAAACTGAACGCAAGCCCGGTGTTCCTAACGCCAAATCAGTAGCACTGGTAAGGCACGTTAGCGGTGGGAACTCTTCTTTATTCTTTAAAGCCTATGAGATGGGCGTAGAGAAATGGCAGGGCCGCTCTGTTGACTGTGTGTGGTTAGATGAAGAGCCAAGCAGAGAGTTGTATAGTCAGGCGGTGACGAGAACCCTTGACCGGCGGGGGATGGTTTACATGACCTTTACTCCAGAACATGGAATGACGGAAACGGTTGCTTCGTTTATGAACCGCATTCAGCCGGGGCAATCCCTGACTAATGCGACATGGGATGATGCGTCAGAGAAGATATTATCCATGAAGGGAGAAAGAGGCCATCTCTCTGAGTCTGTAATGACCCAGATTCTCTCAGCATACTCCCCGCATGAGAGGGAGATGCGTAGATACGGAAGACCCTCGATAGGCTCCGGCCTTGTCTTCCCCATCTCAGAAGAAGATATAATGATTGAGCCAATAAGGATAGAAGATCATTGGCCCAGAATAGCTGCAATAGATTTTGGTTGGGATCACCCAACAGCAATGGTTTGGTGCGCTGTAGACAACGAGAGTGAAACCTTTTACATCTACGATTGTTACAGAGCTTCCAAGGCAAGTCCTACGGTTCATGCGCAAAATATAAGGATGAGACCGCATTTTATACCCATAGCCTACCCGCATGACGGAAATCGCAGGGATAGCATGGGGAACCCCGGATTAGCTGATCAGTACAGGAAC